TTACCTAATGGTGATCCTAATCCTAACTTTGGTAAAACTATCACAACCACAGAAGAAGTTATCTCCATGGCACCTAATGCAGGTAAGAAAAAAATTATAAGAAAACTTTATGATATGGCATTAGAAGAATCCTTATCAGGACTTCCTGTTGCATCAACGGTGGGAGACTATAAAAACTTAAAAGGTCTATCTCCTACTGAACTGTCAAAGTATGGATATAAAGGTGGTATTGATAAAAATTCACAAGACTTATTTAAATTTAGAACTGTTCAATTTGACCCACAAGTTTTTGCGGAAAAGCTAGGCTTGAACACAGCGGAAGGTAGAGCTGTTTTAGATGTTGCGTTTGAAGGAACAGGGACCACGGCCAAGGATATTACAAGATTTTTAGAAGTAGCTGAACGATCAGGAAGCTTTGTGGTAAGAGATCCCGCACAGTTTGTTACTCGTCGTGTCACCTTAGGTGGATTTAAAAGTATTCTTTTATTTGGTTTAGGGTCAGGTGCGGCTGGTTTCATGGGTGCAGGACTTGCACCATTAATGGTTCCTTTAATGTTACGATATGGTTCTAGTATCTTAACAGATCCAAAAGTATTAAAATCATTTTCTAAAGCACTAGAAAGTACAGGTGCAGAAACAGCTCGTCGTACGGGTGTAGCAAAAGCAATATTTAGTAAAGAAGATCAACAAGTTTTATTAGATTGGGCAAACAACACGTTGCCAACACAAGATGAGGTAGAACAAATGGATTTTGTCAATAGAGTGGAAGAGTCAATTTTAAGTTTAATGAAAACTCCACAACTTCCTGTGGAATCAAAACCAGCACGTGAAGAACAATTAGATATTATGAGTCAAATGGGGCAATCAGGAACTTTGCAACCTGATGATTATGAAACAGGCTTAATGATTGAAGATAGATTAGCTCCAACCTTTCCTATAAATACGGAATCAGATTTAGGAGCTCAACAAATAAATCCACAAACACGATCTAACCTAGCATTCGGTAGCCTCGATGATGCATTACAATCCCAATATGGTGGAGGGGGCATAGGAGGACTATGAAGAAAAGACCTTTATTTGATGGTGGCGTAGCTTCTGTACGTGTCATGCCTTTAGGTATGAAAGAGGGTGGTGATTTATCTGTTCCGCCTCCAAAATCAGTTAATCCACCTGTTTCCTTTAATGAAGGAGGTAATGTAAATTCTTTAATGCCTCGTTTTGATGAATTTACACCTGAACAAAAAGAACAATTAGACGAAGAAATTTATCGAAAACATTTTTACGACATGCTCAATGAGCAAATGCAAAGAGAACAAATGGAAAGAGATCCTTATTTTCAAATGGAACAAGAAAAAATGAAACGTCAATATTATCAAATTCCCGATATTCGTCCTGCTGGAGGTATCATGAATGTTCCTTCTCCTAACTTTTCTCAAGAAAATAACTTGAAACCTGCTGGGATTTTGTCTATAAACAAAGTCTATGATATCTAGACTAAAACAATTTATACTTAAACTATTCAAGAAAGGAGAACCCGATGAACATGAAAAGCATTGGGGTATAGGAGCATGATTGAAATTACAGATTCACTGAAGGATAGAGTTCGTCTTAACGAAGGTGTGAGAACTCAAATGTATTTAGATTCACTAGGTAAAGCCACGATTGGTATAGGCCACCTTATTCAGCCTCACGAACGAGAAAGATACGCCGAAGGTGTAGAAATCTCCATGGAGGAAGTCGAAGAACTATTTGATATAGACTTGAATAGAGCTGCTGCGGGGGCTGATTTATTAATAGATGAGTGTATTGGAAAAGATTTACCACAAAATGTGTCAGAAGTAATACTAGAAATGGTTTTTCAACTGGGGACCAATGGTGTCCGTAAATTTAAAAACATGTGGAAAGCAATGAGAGTCAAGGATTGGGAAAAAGCAGCCGCAGAAATGAAGGATTCTAGGTGGCATTCTCAGACACCAAAAAGATGTCAACACCTTGCAGAAATCGTTGCAAATACCGATAAATTAGCATAGGATTAATTCATGGGTGACACAGAAAAAAAATTAACCTTAAAAGCCATGGAGCGAGAGCGTAAAAGGCGTGAAGCTAAAGGTAAAAAGAAAATTTCATATCGTTATGATCACATTAAAGACCTTGATAAAGAGGTAAGAGAGATCAAAATGAAAAAAGGAGGCACTGTGAAAAAGAAAAAATTTCCAGATTTAAATAAAGATGGCAAAGTTACCAAGAAAGATATTCTTATTGGTAGAGGCGTTATCAAAAAAAGAGGTGGTGGATCCGTGTCTCGTGGTATGGGTGCTGCTACTCAAGGTGGTAAATTCAAAGGCGTATTCTAAGTAATCCACTCTTTTAATTCATCTCCCATCACTTTACTGGCTATGTCAACCTTGTTCTTCAAGGCAGTTAATATTTTATCATCAACCGTTCCCTGGCAAACAAAGTCAACATAAGTCACTTTATTCTTCTGGCCAATTCTGTGTGCACGATCCTCACTTTGTAATCTTATTTCAAGATCATAATTGTTTGAAAAGTAGACAACAGTACAAGAGGCAGTAAGAGTGATTCCATATCCACCAGTCTTAGGGTTCGCAACAAGATACGTGAGATCGCTTGTTTGAGATTGAAAATCTCGCACCAGATCCAAGCGTACTTGATTTTCTGTATCGCCATAAAAAGCTGCAGCCTTAGTATCACCGTATTTCTCCTTTAGTTTATTAGTTATGGTTTCGATGTTATGTCGATAGGTAGCCCAGATGATAACTTTACCATCAACTTCCTCCAAGACATCCAGCAATTCATCGTAACGTTTATTAGGCAAGTCGTGGATTTCACCATTATCGTTAATAGTGAATCCACAACATACCTGGTGCAACTTAACGATCTGTGAGAGCCGGTTCACAGACGTGGTTGTTTTGTCATTGAAAACAAACATAGCGTTTCTTCTCAATGATTCATACGCTACGAGCTGTTCCTTACTCATAGGTATAAATCTCTTTGTATAAAGTTTAGGTGGCAAGTCCGTACACTCTTCTTTCTTGACACGGAATGCAGCAGAATAAATCTTTTGTTCTAATTCATCTAAACGTTGATAGCCTGTAATTAAAGGAAAGTGACGACCACCTGATGTTGGTCGATTAATAATCTTGGCATAACGAGCACGAAATGCATAAAAGTTCGACTGACCAAGAATCTTTGGATCAAGAAAAGCAAACTGAGTATAAATATCTAAAGGTGATTTTGTAACAGGTGTTCCGGTTAAGATTCTTTTATAACCTATGTCTTTGGTTAATTTAATTAAACTTTTGGTACGTTTAGCATTATGTGTTTTGATCGTGGTACTTTCATCAACAATCATCATTGTTTTACTTTTATCTTGAACACTTAAATATTTTTCTAAAAACTTTACACCCTTCGGTGATGAAATAGATTCAATATTCATTAAAAATATATTTAAAGGTACAGAATTCTTTTCTAATAAATCAGTTAAGTTCGCTTTTGTTTCGGGATCTTTTAAACTGGGGTCCCAGGTATGAATGACATATTTTGTTTTATCAGCTGATACAAATTCAATAATTTCTTTATACCAGTTACGATACACGGACTTCGGTGCAAAGATAACACAGTTATCCACACCTTTTTTATGATGAAGAATCATCATATCCATGATTGCGGTTATTGTTTTACCTGTTCCCATCTCCATCAAATAGGCGAAATTGTTGACGTTTGTGTCATGACAAGTTCGAACTGCTTTAAGTTGATGAAGAAAAGGTTCCTTCAAAAAAAAGTTAGCCATATACAAAATAATATATTGCATTTTGTTAGGATTTCAAGTATAAGATTTGTATTGAACAATTAAGTGTTTAGCTGACACTTATAGCTTGTGGCGGAACAACGTTTTTAACAGAGGCGTAACGCACAGGGGTGATAGAGTAGGGCCAACTGGCTGAGGCTATCATGAGTAGGTTCGAGTAGGGCAGAGCAATGTTTATCTGTGTCCCGAAAGTTGGAGGTGAAACAACTAGGCCTCCCAAGCTGTTCTAAAACAAAGGAGGCAAACAAATGGCTAACACAATCAGTTTTGAGGATCTCAAACATGATGCAGGAGACCTTAGAAAGCTACAAGACAACGACTTAGATTCTCTAAGTAAACTTATTCAAAGACAATTAGATTTAGATGTTGAAATTGAAAACATCGAAGAAACACTTAAAGAAATAAAAAGAGAACGTGAGGTTCTCTCTAGTGAGACAATTCCTTTAAAAATGCAGGAATTAGGTATCAATGAAACAACGATGAAAGACGGTAGTAAAGTGACTGTTAAAGAAGCTTTTCATTGTAAAATACCAAAAGAAAAAATTGAAGAAGCACACAACTATCTCAGAAATAATGACCTTGGTGACATCATCAAAAACCAAGTAGCAACAAGTTTCGGAACGGGTGAAGATAATATGGCAGGAGATTTAGCTGGATATATTCAATCTACCTACGGTATCACCCCGGACGTGAAAGAATCAGTGCACCCTTCGACACTGAAGGCGACTTTAAAAAAGCGTCACGAAGAAGGACTCACGGACCCTGATGATCTCTTTGGGATTTTCATACGTCCAGAAACAAAAATAACAAAAGGAAAAAAGTAAATGACACAACAAGCAAAAACCAAAAACGAAGTTGCAAAGAAGGATTCTTCTGCACTCGTAGCGAATGCTATTGATCTAAGCCTAGTGGCTCAAGATCAAGGTCAAGGTTTGGCAAAAGTCGATTTAAATACGACTGCGTTGCCATTCTTAAAAATTCTTAGCTCTATGTCTCCACAAACAAAAAAAGCTAAGAGTGAATACGTTGAAGGTGCCGAAGAAGGTATGATTTTCAACACTGTAACTGAAGAACTCTTCAGTGGTGATGAAGGTATCAAAGTCGTACCATGTTTCTTTGAACCTGTTCAATTAGAATGGTCTGACAGAGGTACTGGCTCCTCTGCTCCGATCGTTCACCCTGTGGATACCCCACTATTAAATAAGACCACAAAAGATAGTGACGGTAAACTTAGGCTTCCAGAGGGAACATACTTAGAACGTACACATAATCATTACTGCCTCCTGCTTAATGAAGAAGGACTCACCTCGCAAGTTCTTCTTTCTATGAAAGTGAGCGGTCTAAGTCGATCACGTAAGTGGAACAGTTTGATGCTTTCTGCTCAAGTCAAGCATGGGGATCAAGTAATTAATCCACCAAGCTGGTATTACTCATATCACTTGACAACAAAGCATCAGTCAAACGACAAAGGTGACTGGTACGGCTGGGATATTAAAAGAGCTGAACCTGTATCGGCAGATGTTTATCATGCTGGTAAAAAGTTCTTTGATGCAGTGAAACGAGGTTCTGTAGAAGTTAACTACGAACAATCTAGCGACAGTTCGGGTACTGACGCTAGCGATAACACTAATCCTTTTTAACTAGACTGGGGGACTTCGGTCCCCCTTTCAATTCATGGAAGCGTATCAAAAGTTAAAAGAGATATTCAGTGGTCTAACCCGAGCACACGGAGTATTTTATAAAGGTGAAAAGAAAGAAAGCGGCAAAGTCGGTGGCA